ATTTGTTTAGCGCACCTACCCCACTCCGAATCTTTTGAACTTAAATTTTACATTTACAGAAGCTCTTGAACCACCTTAACCGGTCAATTTCGAAGCATCTATGCTGTCCCCGACAGATATGGAAGCCCAGAACGTGTTCGAGCTCCCGGAGAACCAGCTAGCTAGCCCCGAGGCGGGGGTAAAACCGCCCGCTCCACTAAAGAAAGTGGGAGCACCTAGTCCCGAAGAGGGCAGCGTCCTGAAATGGACGTTACTGATTGCCTTGGTCGCACTGTTCCCCCTGTCTCTGACAGGCGAGGTGAGCGTGCCAGAACCAAGGCCCGTTATTGTATCTGAATACTCACCACTGTTAGAGTACTGCAACCTCACTGACTACGAACAAGGTTACACTGAGCCCCGGCCTATCCATAAGCCACAGCCACTGGGACCTGACCCGTCTTACCAGTTTGGAATGTGCAATCTAACCGACGTACCGAAGACTAAGCGCTCGCCGCAGTCGTACTACATCCAGTACCCTCGATATGTTGTTGTAGAAGAGCCAACTCTCAAAAGCAAAATCATTTCCGCACTTGAAGAGGTCAGTTTTCTCCGACATACAGGGAACTACATCCGTACCGTATTGCGTGTGTGTTGCCTTGTCGCTCACTACGTCGCCTATGAGTTGTATTCAGAACCTCTAGTTACAGACTGGGATTATGCAGAACACCAGATGTTCGCGATCTCTATATCACTGACTCCAGCAGTCCTCTATTTATGTGTCGTCTTCTTTATCGATGTTTTTCGACGAGGGCACCTGCTGTTGAGAATTTACTTGTCTTCTACTAGAGTGTCGGCCACTGTCCTTAAACCAGTCCTTGTTGTCTCCACTAAACCAGGAGCCCCTGGACCTACCGGGACGTCTACTTTCACGTACTCAATCTGCCAATACCCTTGGGTATGCTTGGTTGAAGGAGCGTGCTTTAGATACCCCTGGGTCCTATGGTATCCCCTGTTTCCTAGAGAGATCACCTTGGAATACGACATTGATGTGTCTACAATAACCGGAGCAATCGTCAACAACCTTACTACACCAGCTCCTCCACGAAAGGAGAAGGTGTTGGAAATGTCAACTCCATACTCACAATTTGTCGAGTGCAAACAGCCAAAGTTTATGGGAATCATCCATTGTTCCCCCTCTGGCTCCTCTGACCTGTCAGCGCAACCTTATGCCTGTTTGGGAAGAGTGACTGATGGGACTGAATCCTACGCCGCAACAGCAACCCACGTCCTTAGGGATATGAGGGCACACTCAGCTGCGTCAGGAAACCCCGTGATGTTACGCACTATGACTAAAATTGGCATGAGAGACACAGCCTTCCCCATCAACGAATTTGAAGTCTATGCTTCTTCCAGAGTCGATGACCTTGATGTCACCCTCTTGGAAGTGCCACCCGCTCGCTGGAGCGTTTATGGCCTTAAAGCAGCCAAGTTCTCGAATAGATTGTGCAACTCCGCCCCCATAACAGCCTACACCCCAATGCCTGACAGCACCTGGAGGAAGGCCGTGGGAGTGGTGTCTGAAGCACACTCGTTGTTCAAAGTCCGCCACACAGCTTCCACTGACTATGGCGCCTCGGGGAGTTTCCTAATGCGCGGCAACGCTGCTGTGCTAATTCACACTCAAAGACACCCAATGTCTGGATCCAACATCGCAACTGCTATGTTCCCTTTTCTTAAGAGGACCCATGAAAGTTGGGATGCTGAACAGTCGTTTTGGCGTGAAAAAGAGAGAGAATACGAAAGAGACTCTGACTACTATGATTATGACGAGGACCCGTACGATGATGACCAATATGATTATCGCTATAATGATTATGGTTACAACGACGAGGAATATATCGCTAAGATAGGAGGAAAAGCCGGATACCGAGAATATCGGGCGTCTGGCCAAGCTGAATATACTGAGGAGGTTAAAGATGCCAACTGGAACCGTGATTACTACGGTGGCAGCGATAGGGGCCCTTCGGGGTTCTATGAATCTTCTAAGCCGACCTCATGCATCGCTTTAACAGAGCGCCGTGAAACCATGTGTACTCCCGCCCTGAGTCCCACCCAGGATTCGGCTGGGACTCCACAGACGGACCCAAGTTCGAAACTACCAGTCTCCAATGAGCAATTGTTAGAGATGTACGGTTTGTTCAAACGACTTAGCGCGGGGACACCGCGCAAGCTTGAGCTTGAGACCGTGGACTCGTCTGGACACGGAGAAGAGGAGAAAGACACCACAGCACCCGAGCCCCCCACCCCAGCACCATCGCCTGAGCCCCCGACCCATTTAAACGGCAAGGGGGTAGTGAGCCCCCTCAAAGCTTGCAACAACAGCTCGGCGGGTACAAGTGGGAAATCCACGAAAGGACAGAGCATTACACCGTCGTCGGCACAACCAAATGCCGATTCTCTTCTGCGGGAAGGAAAGAAGAGAGGAAAACGACGTCGCAAGAGAAACAAGCGGTCCCAGGCCTCTCCGAGTGGCACACTGCAGACCGCTCCAACGAAGCAGCTGAAACCAGCTTCAACAACCAAGCAGCACGAAGAACTCGTGGAATCATTCCGAGTCTTTCTGAGCTCGAACTTGCCAAAGCGAAAATCTACAAAGAATACCCTCGCACAAGGCGCCCCCAAGGCTTCTCCAAAGAAGACTACGGGGAAGGCAAGTGGTTCGACGAAGAAATTATACGCAGCCGCACTCGATGGTTCATCGAGCGAGAAATCCCAAAAGACTCCAAACCAGGCGTGCCGTACTCCATCCTCGGCACCAACAACCAAGACATCGTCATCGACGACCCAGACCTCATCATCGGTCAAGTCGTTGAGCGTTTAAAGGTCCTCGGATCTATTGATGCCAGTCTCTACTCTGCAGTAGAACTGGTGAGAATGAACGCGTGTGACCCCGTGCGAACCTTCCTCAAAGGCGAGCCCCACTCTACTAAGAAAGTAGCCCAGGGCCGCTGGAGGCTAATCTTCGCAGTATCCATTGTCGACCAGCTCATTGAGAGACTCCTCTGTTCTGAACAGAATAAGAAAGAGATCTCGCAGTGGTACAACTGTCCTTCAGCACCTGGCATCAGCCT